GACGCTGCCTCAAGGTCTACAGTTGCAAGACCAAGAGAGCATGCAAGTTCTGCCCAGGATTGATTAATTCGCTGGTCGTCAAGATAGATACCGCTGCGCTCGAGTAAGGCGCGCAACTCACGACCGATACCGGACTGGAACCACGTATTAAAAGTGGGTTCGGCACCAATCGTACGACGAGTCTTGCAATCCTTCTCGACAGTGATCACACGCATCCAATCCACGGGGTTAAACTCCCGCGGCAGTAGCGTGCATGGACCGACGACTTCAACAGACGGACCCAGGCGTGCCTGGGTCCAATGAAGATCACGGCCCACGACCGACATAGCAAAGCGCTTAAGTCGGCTTGTCACTGACAACTTCGGTTCAAGCATTTTATAATCGGGCCGGACACTGTCCCCTTTCAGGGTTGCAGTAGCTCCCGGTCCCCACTGCGAGCGACTGACAATTGAATCTATGTCAGGCGCAAAGCCGATCCAACGGACGATTTTTCTTCGAGCACACGAAAGGATGTGCTCTAACCCGACAGGGCGTCCGTGAAACAACCTCACGTTAGTGCTAGCGCACTTCGCCTCCGCCAACTTGAAACGGCGGAGTGCTTCCTCCTCAAGGAGCTGATCAGGAACCAAGCCGCGTATTTTGGCGAGGTACTTGACACAGCTGTAATCCTTGAAGAAGGAGGCAGGGTCGCAGTAATCACGAGGATTCACGCTCTCTCGTACAACAGCTGAAATGCCATTGTATTGAAGACGAAGCGCTAAGCCAAGTGACCTGGGTGTGTCCACAGCTTCCCATAACCTCACCGCAAAGGCGAGGGTGTAACGGGTTGCTGTTTCGTCGTCTAGACTGTTCAACATGATCCAGACTCCTTCCTGTTAGTACAAGTTCTGCAAATCGTCGATCATAGCAACGATCGACGGATTCGTAGCGCCCTTGGCACCGCTAAACAATACACGCAGGTTCTTACGTTCCTGCTTTGTCGAGCGTTCCGGGAGCATGTACACCTCTCGTGCTGCACACGTGTAAGCCGTCGTCGGGGGCGGTGCGATACCAGAATCACTGGTCGCAACCGTCTCCATCGTCGGAACCCACAACGCGAATTCAGCGCGAGCGATACCCGTCAGCTTACCACCCGGTTGGATGGAGCGACGGAGGGATGCAGAGAAGCGTGCAGCAGCCTGTCC